CAGTAAAGAGGCATTCGAATACGCGATAGGTATTGCGTCGAACTACTCGCAATTCAACAAGGAGTAAGCAACCGCACAAACGAGATTGCCTCGCTGGGAGACCAGCGGGGTTTTGTCGGTAGAAACCAAAATTTATAAATTATGAAAAATGCAATTAGCAACAGAGAGACGAAAGTAGGTAAAACGAAATTGTTTTTCCCAGTAGAAAAAGTAGCTGGAACCAGCGTATTAGGTGACGCGAAAATGGAAATGACCTCCAGCAGATTAGCCTCGGTTGTCGTGGCAACTACTAACGAGGGCAACCCGAAGTTGATAAACTTTTGCTCGGCGAGTTATTCACTTGTTCCGATTAAGGACATTTTGACGCCGTTTGAGAAAGTTTTGAAAGAGCAGGGCGTAAAGTTTAAGGCGACCTACAGACATTGGGATTACAGCCGATTTTATGTAGATTATGTCCTTGAAGGTAAAGGGCACAGCATCGGGGGAAAGAAAGACGTGGTAGAGCAGAGACTTTCGATTCGACACAGCTACGATGGTTGTATGAAATTTTCTATCACTCACGGAGTATGGAGACAGGTTTGCTCAAACGGAATGATGGGATGGGCGAACGATACACTTGTGTCGCAGAAACACACCTCCAGTTTGACAGCCGAAGCGATTGAGGAAATGGCGCTGGACATTGTTGACAACTTGGAAGAAACCTTTAAGAACGTTATTAAGCCGTTTGAGGTACTAGCTGACAGAAAGGTTAGCAAGTGGGCTGACAGACTCGAAGAAGTGCTTAATGCGGTGCAAGGCACTCCGAAGAAAATGGTTGAGGAAATCCAACAAACCATAATGAAAGAGGCGAAAGAGTTGAAGGCTCCCGTCACCGACTGGTTAATTTTTAACGGGATTAATTTTCAGCTGAACCACAACAAGGACTTGAACAACCGAGCCGAGGATAGAGAGAGAGTGGATGGAAAGGTGCTAGAGTGGATGCTTAACAACGAGGCGAAAGCTAAGAAGACAGTGAAGGCATAGCACTCGATTTTTAATGTTTAGAAACCTCCCAGCGATGGGGGGTTTTTTTATGCGATAAATTTCGCATTAGGCCAACGGACGTTCAACGGTCGTTCAACGTATGTGCAACAAACAATATAATATAAGACTATACAATACAATACAAGACAATAGAATACTATATAAACCTCGTGTGACTGCCTTATCTCGGTTTTGAGCGGTTTAAAATACTGGCGCAGCATAACAGTCGTTCAAACCAAGATAATGCCGTAAATCGAGCGCCAATGCGATTAAATCAGAATTTCCCAGCAAGGTTTTGAAACTGCGATAGAATCGTTAGATTTGTTGAAACTTTCATTATGCACCTTTCAGTTGAACAAGCCATTAGACGCCTGAGTCTGTCGATTAAGAATGAGGTAAGGCACCAAGATTATGAGCGAGTAACAGACCTATCCGATGAGTACAAAAGGTTGATAACTGGTGAGGGCATTGCCAAGATGCTTCGTCAGATTGTGAAAAGAGAGGATAAAGATGCCTTCGAACAACGTCTGGAAATTACCGAAACGATTCTCCCAGCAATATCCGAAAAAATAATGTCCCCATTCAACAAGGTGGGCAGAATGGACAACGTGACTAAGACGATAGAATTTGTAGGCCAAAACAAGGCGCAAAAAGTCGCAGAACTGGAAGGTATCTTAGATGGGTTTTGGGGAGATTACACCCTCGACTCTTATATGGACACACGGTTCATTGAACTATCGTTTTGTGACCCGAATGCCTTTATCCTTGTTGAGTTCGACTCGTTTAATGCCGAGACAGAGAAGGCCAAGCCGTTTCCCGTAGAGGTTTCCTCGTCGGACGTGCTAGATTACAAGTACGATAACAACATCTTACAATGGATTTTATTTAGGCGAGAATATCTGAGAGAGGTTGTCGACCAATTTAACCCACAGACCACAAAGTGGGTAACCGACTATAAATACTTCATTTATCTGAAGGACTATCAAGTAGAAATAACTACCCTTGACAGACTCGCGTCAGCTGAATACACAGATATACCCTTGACAGACGCTGGTGAGGTTGCGTTTGACCAGTTTACCTATGCTCTAGACAAGGACAACAAGTTTCTAGTGAAAATCTACAACCAAAATTCTGGTATGGTGCAAGGAATTAGGGTGGGATACAAAAGAGATTTAGTAACAGACGGGAGAACATTTGTAAGTCCGTTTCAACCAGCGGTCAATCGAATGAAAAAGACGCTGAAAACTGGCTCGGAATTTGACCTAACAATGACCCTTCACGCCTTCCCTCAGAAGTATCAATATGTCAAGCGGTGTGACGGAGAAGATAACGTAAGGTGCAAGAACGGATATAGAGATGACGGTAACCTTTGCGGTTCTTGTAAAGGCTCGGGGTACCAGATACAAACATCGGCACAAGATATCGTGCTGTTGCCTATTCCGAAAGACCCTCAGATGATGTACGACCTAGCGAAGTTGACGCATTATTCTGGCCCCGACATACAACTGGCCACGTTCCAAGAACAGTATCTGCGTAGGCTTGAGGCTGATGCTATCAAAGACGTCTTCAGTTCTGACACCTTTAATCGAGACAGCGTAGCCAACACGGCCACCGAAGTGGTAATAGAAATGCAGTCTGTTTATGACACTCTATTTCCGTTCGCCCAAAAGTTTAGTTCTGTCTACGAAAAACTAGTATCGTTGACCGCAGTCTTTACCGACAATATGGATGGGTTAATGGTGGTACATAAATTCCCCAAAGATTTCAAGCTAAAGAGCCTCGATGCCTTGCTCAGAGATTTAAAGAACGCCGTAGAGTCAGAGGCCCCCAGTTTTGTTCGTACAGAAATCGCGAATGATATCGCTGAAAAAATATGGGCAGACAGCCCAGAAAAGCTGAATCGGTTTATGATAAAACAAGAGCACATTCCTTTCGCTGGGAAGTCTACCGAGGAAATCGTTTACATACAAGCCCAAGGACAAGCGAGTGAAAAGGATTTGATTCTGTGGTCAAACTTTGATTCTATTTTGCAAGAACTTGAAATAGAATATGCAGAACAAGACAAGAATTTTTACCTACTGCCTTATGCCGTTAGAAAGAAGATTGTCGATGAAAAAATAGACGAGTACAAGGTAAGAATAGCTGGGGAATCATTTACCGCGATGACGTTCGGCGGTGAGACTGGGGCACAAATAGAAACGCCCGTAGACATTGAGGCAGAAGCCAAGGCAAAACTGAAAGGTACCGTAGGGGGTGTTCAAGCTATCATTGACATAAACATAGCAGTGGCAAACAACCAAATGTCGGAGAAGGTAGCTGAGCGCCTTATACAAGAGATATTCGGGTTTGAAAAAGACGTGGCATCTGCAATGGTTGACAAACAAATATTGCCCCCAACAGAATGATGAATGACCGAAGAAGAACTCAACAAATTATTCAAATCTAAACTAGACTTTCTGGAGGGTAGAGAAAAGAACCTTAACAAGAGAGTGAAGGGGTTGGAGAGGCAATTATTTCAGCTGATACTGAAACAAGTAATAGACAAGGTCGATGTGAAGAACGGCGTCATTCTGCAGAACAAAAAAAACCTCAAATTAACGGCCTCGATTCAAGCATTATTTAAGAAATTCAACGCTGGGGCAAATGCCAAAAATATCTCCCAGTTTATAACCGATATTGAATCGTCGATGGGTCTATCCAATAACTACTATTCTGGGTTCACAACCAAGGCAAAATTTGACGCAATTGGCAAACGAAGCAAGGGCATCGTCTTAGGCAGATTGGGTGTCGATGGAAAGGGCAAACTAGTCTCGGGAGGAATGATGGACAGTTTTCTCCAAGATTCAACCGTTCGAACAGAGGTCACTCAAGCGACTGTGAAAAACATCACGGCTGGAAACCCAGTATCGGTATTGAGGCAAGAATTGTCTACGATTATCAAGGGGGTGCCAGACGGGGTAGAGGGCAAGTTGGCACGACATTACAAAACCTTTGTCAATGACGCCTACCAAGAGGTAGATAGAACGTATAACACCTTAATCGCGAAAGACTTAAAATTACAAGCCTTTAGATATTCTGGGGGCAAGATAAAAACGACTCGAAATTTTTGTTGCCAACGAAACGGATTAATCTTCACTGAAAAAGAGGCCGAGCAATGGAAGAAATTGAAGTGGGGCGGTAAGCCTAAAACGGGATACAACCCAATCACTCAAATGGGTGGCTACAACTGTCGACATAATGTGCAGTGGTTGCCAAACGAAATGGTTCTCAGAAGGCGACCCGACCTTATGGAAAAGAATGGTAAGCTGGTGAAAAGGCCAAAAGCGAAGCCACAGAAGTTACATAAGTGCAAACCCGATTGATTAAGGGGTGTTCCTTGCGGTTTAAACGAACATCTACGCCAAAAGAATAACTAACATAGCTTGAAAAATACAATGCCTTAAATCGCTTTAAAATAAGCCGTGAAGCAGAAAATTTTTGTTCGCTATTCAAATTTTACCTTACTTTGTAAAAATTCTACTATGAATCAGAGCATAGACTACCAAGTAATTGCCGAGAAAGATGGGGAGACAAGGGGGTTCACTAGACTCGCTTGGGATTTATTGCCACCAAACAAAAACGGGTGGAAAAAAAAGGGAAAATCAAAAAAGAAAAAAGCAGAAAAAAAGCCAAAACCAGCAACGTACACACCCCCCGAAGTAGATTCGTCTAAGAACTACAGACTAGACGAACTAGCCTCCCAGCTGAAAGGGTTTAATTCGGAACCAGAAATACAAGAATTTTTATCAGAGGACACGCGAACGGGAGCCAAGAAAATGGCAGACCTTAGAATCAAAGAATTAAATCAATAAAAATGGCAAAATACAGACACACCAAAAGCAATAAAGTCGTGGATATGTCCAAGGACACATTTAAGAAACTCCCAGAGTCGGTTCAGGTCAGATATGTGGAAATTCCCTCGGCAACGAAAAAGAAAAAAGCAACCCCACCAGAGGCAGACGAGCAAACAGATTGAGTCGCTGGAAAAATTTTAAATGATGGATTACAAAGGAGCACTATATGGTTTGTTGCAGAAGCAAACGAAAAAAACTGATGAGGAGTTGGCCTCTCTCTTGGAAAATGAGGATGGAGAAGGATTGAAGGAGAACGCCTTGGAGACACTATTGCAGATTGATGCTGATAGAGTTTCTGGGCTAAAATTATCCAAAGAAGATAAGGATAAATTGTTCGACGATGGGTTCAAAAAAGGACAGAGCCAATCGTTGGGAAATTTGGAGAAATCTATCAAGGAATCATTCGAATTTCAATCCGACAAGACTGGTTTAGACCTAGTGAAGTCTTTACTCGAGGCGCATAAATCTAACGGCAATGGAAACCCAGAGCCACAAGAGGTTACGCCAGAGTTAATTCGCAAGAGCAAACCATTCATTGATGAACAAGAAAAGTGGAAGGCTCAACTCTCAAAGGCCAACGAAGAATGGGAAGCGAAAATCTCCCAACAGAAAACGGCTTTTGAAACCGAGAAAATATTCGGTAAGGTAAAGGACAGAGCATCGTCAGTTATCGACAATCTGAATCCCATATTTTCAGCTGACCCAGTAAAGGCTAGAAAGCAAAGGAGTATTATCATCGACAAATTGAAGGCGTATCAGTTCGATATTCAAGATGATAGAACCGTTGTTTTAAACCCTGATGGAACGGTCTTAAATGACGCCCACGAACAACGGGTAGAATTCGAAGATTTAGTTCGGGATATAACCACTAGTTATTACGATTTACCAGTGGCTCAACCAAGAGGTTCAGCTGGTGGAAATGGGCAGACGCCCCCAGTAGGTGTAGGCACGACAAAAAAATATGATTTTGCCGTACCAAAAACCTCAGAGGAATATATGTCAGCAATGAAAGGCCAGACTCCTGAGAAACGGATGGAAATTACAAAGGCTTGGCAAGAGCAGAAGCAGTCGCAAAATTCATAGAAGTTTAATAGTGTAATACCGAGAAATAATGGCGACTCCAGGAGTTTTTACCTGTGCGGAATTGTTAGAAATTACCGCGATGGCAGAGCAGATGTGGGCAGATTCCACGCTCTCCAATGATTATGTGGCTCACATAGAGTCTGCGAGAGCAGTCTTATCAGAGCAAACAGTACAAATGGCACCTCTAAGTGACCCAAACAAAGACAACAAAATTAAGTTGGAATGGATTGAGATGTGTGATTTGACACCAGTAGATTGTGATACCGCTTGTGATTTTAGTGGCGGAGACGAAGCTGGTGCGACTTGTGTTGAGTATGAAATTACAGGCTGTAAAGAAGTACGATTCACGATTAAAGATGGGGTGTTTAGAACCTCAATGTTTTCGAAAGAAGAAGTAACGGCAAAGGCGTTCGTTAAGGCTATGAAAGCCCTAGACGAGCATATCGCTAAAAGCTGTATTTCAGCGATTGATTCCTTTGTTGGAACCAACGGATTTACTGGGGGAATTGGTACCGTTGTTGGTACGAATACCACTATACCTGCCGCGCTGATGAATGCAGACGCTTTCGCTTACCTTGTTCATACGGCAATCCTTAACCAAATCAACAACCCATACCTGTTGAGTGGCTCAAACTTTTTTGAGACAAACTGGATTGCAGAGGCAAATTCTGCTCGACCGAATGAGGCTGGAAACGTGGCAAAATTAAACACCTTCAGAAAGTATTTTGACCTATTCAACCTTGATGCGTTGGTAGGAAAGAAATCCTATCTAATTGACAAAGGTGCGGTTGCTATCGTGAGCAAGGCTTTCTACGGCGAATCGCCTGTACCAATGGGTCTTGGAAGTCCTAAGATTCGATGGTCTGTGCCTTCAGCTAATTTACCTTCGGTTCGATACGATGTTTATTACGAGGCTATTTGTGTAGACCGTGATAATACAGAACACGCCTATACGATGGTTGCTCGACATAATACGTTGCAGAACCCAGTTAATTCGTGTACGGCAACTCAGACGGGAGTACTGTCTTTTGAGTGCGTCTAACCAATGAGTTAATTGCATAAATTGAAAGCCTCGCCTTAATCGGTGGGGCTTTTTTCGTAAGTTTGTCAAAACGATTTCAATGAGTCTTGATTGCTTGAACCACATTATCGGTCTTTCTCAGACTGATTGTAATTGCTTTGATACTGGGAAACCAGCAGATTTTAACACCTCAACTTCGGGATATTTCTTAGACGAATTGGAGGGCATCAACTTGACGATGGCCGACTGCCTAGACGACTGCACTGATGGGTCACTTTGGGAGTTGATGGAATCCTCTCGAACGATAGCCTGTAACACCTTTCAAAGTGAACTCTTAGCGTTCATTCAAAGCGATGCAAACTTAACTAGAAAACCCTTCAAAGGGCTTATCGGAGAACGAGGGTGGACAAGTTCGTTGCCCAAGCTGGGAGACTACCACGGAATCAGAATCAAACCTTGTGTGGAAATTAAAGGTGCCTACGTTTATATCTCGGAGATTACCAGCTATATGAATCTCACAAAGGCAACAATACCAATTGAGATATGGAACAACATCGATGATGCGCCGTTGTATAGCTTTAATATCGCGTCAGAGGCAAACAAAGGAAAATTCAATAACATTAGTGCCGAGGAAGTCATTCTGCCCTTATACGACGAAAGATGTGTCGGGGGTGAAGACTTAGAATATTTCATTTTGTATGAGCCGACAGACTTTCTTCCATTGAACAACAAACTAGATTGCAACTGCAAAGGCCGAAAGTACATTTGGAAAGAATATTTTGACGTCGATGGTGCCTATGGTGACGACACAACAGACTTAGACTCGTTTACAACAGATGCCTACGCCAACGGTATCACAATGCGAATAGAAACGGGGTGCAGTTTAGACGATTTAATTTGCGACAATATCTCTACGGTTTCCCCCACCACAATCCAGCGAGTTATGGGCAAGACAATTCAGATGAAGGCTGGAGAAATACTGATAGAAAAAATCCTCTCGTCAGGGGCGGTAAACAGATATACCTTACTGGAGAACGAACGGTTGTGGGGAAAGCGGAATCACTACAAGGCCGAGTACCAAAGTCGTTTAGAATGGTTGTCCGAAGAAATAGACATTACGGCTAACGATTGCCTTACTTGTGATGGGGATAGTGTTATTGCGAAAAGAACGATATTTGCCTAATGGGATTATCGCTAGAAGATAGCATTCAGAGAATCGACAATTTGATACTCACTCTTGAGGCACAGATACCACGAATTGCCACCGAAATAAGCCTTGGGGTAAAGGCAAACATTCAAGATAGGTTTCAAGAAAGTGGCAAGGATGCCACGGGTAAATTATTGCCTCCATATAGTGAGCCTTATGCAAAGTACCGAGACAAGAATAAACTGCAAACCGAATACGTAGATTTGACCTTTTCAAGAGGTGGAATTGGTATGTGGAGCAAGACGGGGCTAACTGGGGTCACCAAGGGCAAGAAGTTCCTTGTGTCCATAGGGGGCCAAGATGGAGAAACCAAAGATAAATTGAGATGGAATTCTGAACGATACGGAGACATACTACGCCCGAGCAAATCAGAAAGAAACGAAGCGATAGAAATTTTCAGTTTTCGCCTAGAAAAAATAGTTAAAGACGCCTTCAGATGAACAGTGCCGTTGCCAACATATTAAAAACAAAAATCGAGACACTGCCATTCGTGGACACGATAGCTGGACTGGTTACCGTTGGGCAGAAGAAAGATAAAACAGAAGTCTTGAGGTTTCCTATATCGAGAGACGTCACTCACACAGACTGCATCAACGGGAGATATACAGACCTAATTCCTAACGACAAAAAGACCTCGGTTATCTACTTTGAGGACAGGGGCATTTCGAACAATGGAACAAGCGGTAGGAGAACTATTTACGAGTCCCAGCTAACTCTAGTCGCGTGGCTCAACCTAAAGAAAATTGGCAAAGAGGACATCGAGATAACCTCATTAGCCGTTGGCTCAATTTTAAAGGTGCTAAATGTACCGAGATTCAACGAAGGAATGTTCCAACGAATTGACATTACGATAGAGAATCAGCTGGTCAAAAACACGCAGATATTTTCTGCCTATACCTTCAGAGAAGAGGCCCAGTATTTGATGTTTCCCTTTGATTATTTTGCTCTCAATATTTCGGTGACCTTCGAGATAGATACAGAGTGCATAAACGATTTCGTTATGGGAGTTCCAGACGATTGCCTAAATTGTTAACTATGAGCCTTGAATATATATTTTCATTTTCGACACTGGTAGCCATATCTTCATTTGTATACGGCGCGATATTAATACAAGCTGACAAGCCACTAGGATGGTGGTATAAGCTAGTGAACAGATTGGTTGGCTACGACAGAGGTAGAGGTGGAGAGAGAAAAGAGCCGATAAGAATTTTATTCGACCCATTGGTAAATTGCCTTTGTTGTATAGCTGGGCAAACCGCATTGTGGTCGTATCTTTATTTTAGATGGGAAACGTATCATTGGAAGGAGCACCTAATGGTAATTTTGGTTTCCGTATTTTTGATTGATGTGATACAAATGTTATGGCAAGTTCTGGAAAGCAAGAAAAGAAAAGATTAAAGCAATTAGACCTCGATACTGGGCGGTTCACTGCCAACGGGCGTGAATACTATATTGACAGTCAGCTGAGTGCGGATAGGTTCTACAAGATGCAAGAACTATCATACGACTTGGGGTTCGGAGTAACCTATGAAGAGTTGTTTAAAAATCTGGGGGAATTGTACGAGTTGTTGAATGCTCAAAAATTTGCCGATTCCTCGGTTATGTGCCACAACCTTATGAACGGGATTGCAGACCTCGAAAATAGAGAGATGCCAGTGTTGAAATATTGTGCCTGTTTTATCAATTTTGAAGGCGAGGACACAAGGTATTGGAACGAGAAAATTGCTGGTGAAAAAATCAACGATTGGATGGAAGAGGGAATAGAGTTTCAAGGTTTTTTTTTGCTCTCACTAACTATGGTGAGGGGGTTGAGAGAAAACTACAACAATCATATCCAAAGTATTTCCCAAGGCACGTAGAAAAGCAAAAGGAAATTCGAGACAGTATCAAGCTGGTCGGTCAACGTAAATTGGAGTTAAAGAAATACACAATGCGTCTTTATTACCTGTTGAGTGATGGAGATAAAAATGTGATAGATTCCTTTAAAGCCACGGAGATAATGGAGTTCTTTGCTCTACTCTCGGTAAGAGAGGAAATAATGCAAGAACGTTTGGATAAAATGAAAGAAAATGGCTGACATAAATTTAAGCATAGGAGGGGACGCCTCCCAGTTAATCAGCAACCTTAAAGAGATAAAAGGTGGGCTCGAGGATTTAAGTGAGGAATCCGCCGACTTCTCTAAGAACATTAACAAAGGATACAAGGACGCATCAAAGGGGGCTCAAACGCTAAACAAATCGCAGAAGGAGACGAATAAGACCCTTAACATTACCGAGAAAGAATATAAGGAGGTTTCAAAGGCTCAAAAACAAGCCACGAACACGGCTGGGGTCAAGAAGATGAACCAAGAATTAAAGAAGACCGAAAAACAAGCCAACAAAACAAAGAAAGCCTTCGGTGGAATAGGTAAAATTCTAAAAGCGGCGCTCGGGCCATTGTTAGCAATTACTGGGTTTCAAGTTATCAGCAATGCCATTGGAACCATCAGAGAATTTGCCAAGTCATTAGACGAATTAGCATCTATAACTGGCCTAGACCAAGCGAGTGAGGGATTCAAGACATTAGAGGCAGAGGCCAAGAGGCTAGGTTCGACAACAACCCTTAGTGCCTCGGAGGTGGTTAATGCTTTCAAATTAGTAGGCTCGGCAAAGCCCGAATTATTGAAAGACGCTGATGCACTGGCAAAGGTAACTGAACAAGCTATTATCTTGGCAGAGGCATCGGGAACTACGCTGGAGGGTTCGGTAGATGCTCTAACGGGAACCTTGAACCAATTTGGACTTGGAGCCGAGTATGCCCAACAGACGATTGACGCCTTGGCCAACGGGGCCCAGCTGGGAGCCGCAGCGATACCAGACATTACCACGGCTCTACAACCTTTCGGCACATTGGCGTCCTCAATTGGTATATCAGTAGAAGAGTCAGTAGGCTTAATTGAAACCCTCGCAGACAAAGGGTTAAAGGGCGCAGAGGCTGGAACTAAATTGAGAAATGTCTTAACGAATTTAGCAACTGCAAAGGCACTACCAAGAGAGGCAGTTAAGGAATTAGAAAAATTCGGAGTAAATCTGGAACTGGTGTCTGATACAACGGTGCCTATTTCAGATAGATTAAGAGAATTCAGCAAGATATCTGGCGATGCAACGGCGGTCGTGAAAGTTTTTGGGAAAGCGAATCAAGTCGCTGGGAAAATTTTGCTAGATAACGTCGATAGATTTGACGAACTCAATGCTGGAATAGGTAGAAGCGGAACCGCACAGGCACAAGCGACACAAAATACCGACAACCTAGACGGTGCTATGAAGTCATTAGGCTCAGCTTGGGAAGGATTAATATTATCATTTTCAGAGGGAGACGGAGTCTTGAAAAAACTGGTGGACGGCATCGCTAATTTCGTAAGATTCATCACGGAAAATATTGGAGGAATATCCAAGACAATAGCAATCGTAGGCTCTGCGTTATTGGCCTATAAGACCGTAACTATTGCAGTCGGCCTAGCCCAGAAGGCGAATGCCATATTCACTACGGCTTGGACTATTGCCACAAAAGGATTGGCAGTGGCACAAAAATCAGCAACGGCCTCCCAGTGGTTGCTGAATATCGCGATGAACGCGAACCCCGTTGGCCTTATCTTGGCTGGTGTCGTTGCCCTAGCCACGGCCCTTTATGTTTTTGGAGACGCAATCTTCAACACCAACAAGGAATTAAGCGAACAAGAAAAATTTACCAAAGCGGTAACAGAACGACAAAACGAATTAACTTCTGCCTATTTAAAAGAGGCAACAGAAATCAATAAAACTTTCAAGGCCTTAGAGGATAAAAACACCTCACAAGAAGACCAGCTGAAATTGATTAAGGAACTCGAGAAAGTCTATGGAGTTTATCTAGGAGATTTAAAAGACGAGAAGGGATTGTTGACAGATATCGAGGAGGCCCAGCGTCGAGTAAATTCTGCGGTAATAGACAACATCATTGCCAAGCAAGATGCACAATTTAGAGAAGAAAAATTAGCCGAACTCACGGCGAACACCATATCTCTTGCTCAGTTAGAAACTGGGGTTATAGACGAGAACGCCCAAGCGAACGACAGGCTCAACGTGGCAGTTCTACAGTCGCTATCGGGCAGAAAGGAAGGAATTACGAGCACCGTAGGTCTAATTCAGGGCACAATAGGGGGGTTGAGAACAACGGTGGATTCTGAGTTTGCAGAACTCCAGAAAAACAGAGTGGGCAAAATTCTTAAAGCAAATCTAAAGGCAGATAATGAGGCACTAAAAAAAGAACTAAACGAACGGGCTTTAATATCGAAACAAGCTGGTGAAAACCTAAAGAAAATTTTGCTAGGCGTTGATATAACTGGTGTAGACCCAACGGCAGTGGTAGACCCCGATGCGCCAGAGGAAGGGTTAACTCCCGAACAACTAGCCACGTTAAGGAAAAAGAAATTAGCCGAAGCGAACGCCTTATTTAAGGTAGAACAAGACTTGCAAAAAGAGTTAGAACGATTACGAAAAAAAGCACTAAAAGAGAGGTTGGCAGAACTGGAAGGCGAGGAATTAATCGAGGCGCAGAAACAGTTTGCCTTGGAGGAAATTGATGCGCTTGAAGATTCGCTGAAACGAAAGATTGCCCTAGTCGAATTAGAAAAGAAATTTACGAAAGACCAGTTAGCCCAATTGAGTGCGTCTGAGAAGGAGGCGTTGATACAGAACTTTCAAGACAAGGTAGACCTAACTGAAGAACAAACGGCTCTACTAGAAAGTTTCCGAGAAACTGCGATTTCCGATGCGAACGACAAGCGGATTGCATTCTTACTCGAGGAAGAGAAAAGAGTCGCTGACGCCGAAGGAAAGGCAGTCAAAGAGAGGATTAATGGTTTAAAGTTACTGGAAGAACAAGCGAAACTCCAATTACAAGCCGAAGCACTAGATATTGATTCTGCGTTGGCAAGGGCTAGGTTCATTGAAAAAGGGGAATTAAAAATCCGACAAGAATTCTTGCAGAGAAAGAAGGAGTTATTTACGGAAGAAACCCAAGCGAAAATTGATGCCCTATCGCTAGAACTAAAGGCATTAGAAGGGGAGCAAGGCGAAGAAGTTGAGGTAAGACGAGAGACACTAGAAAAGCAAATAGAGAACTCTCAAACAGCCCTAGATAATACGATTCAAAAATTAGACATTGAAAGCAAAGAGGTCAAGAGTGCCTTAGACAAAATATCAGAGGATGAGGCGAAGTTTAATTTGGCAGAGGCACTAGGATTAGACGATGAAGAATTTGGCAAACTAAAAGAGGGGCTACAAGAGTTCGCTCAGTCGGTTATTACAGAACTGAACAATATCTTACAAGCCCAGCTTCAGCAACAAGACACTCTAATCGCTGGTCTGCAAAATGAAATATCAGCAACCGAGAACGCTATAGATAGAGAGATTGCGAAAAGAGAGGCTGGGTACGCCTCGAATATTGAGGGCAAAGAAAAGGAGTTAGCCGACCTTAAAAAAGCAGAAGAAAAGGCACAAGAGGAAAGACAAAAAATTGTCAAGAACCAACTAGTCTTGGACACTATTTCACAAGCGTCTGGCCTAATAACTTCCTCGGTAAAAATCATACAAGGATTCTCCACAATTCCAATCGTTGGTTTACCACTAGGTATCGCGGCAGTCGCTGCGATGTTGGCGTTCTTTATCAAAGCAAAATCAGAGGCGTTCAAGGCGGTTAATAGTGGGGCTGGATTTTCAGAAGGTGGCTATACTGGTGACGGAGGAAAATATGACGAGGCTGGTACGGTACACAAAGGAGAGTTCGTTCACACTAAAGAAAAGACTAAAAAATTCCGACCTTTATTTGAGGCAATACACAACGACAATCTACCAATGATGCAGATGCAGATGGCAGATTTATTGAAAGGAACTGGTGTGTCAATGTCTGGGGATATTGCTAGGAATTTTGAGAAGAGACAATTAGCACTATCCTCGAAACAAAAGAATGCAGATTCAGAAATTTTAAACAAGAAATTGGCAGAACACTTAAAGAAAATAGACAGCAACCTTGAAACGTTCTTAGACGAGTTTAAAAATCAAGAAACGATTGAGGAAAAGGACGGGGTGAAAATTATCAAAAAGGGGAACATCACAAAGTACATTAAGAATGGCTAAAATCCGTTATTCCATAACTCACAATTCGGTTGTATACCCGTTAGATTTGAACGGTAAATTCTCGTTGGAATATACCACAGAAAACGACAAGATATTCTACAATGTAGAACTAGCCAGTAATCTAATAGCTGGGGGGTCAAAGAGCGCAAATAAAGACGCCTATCTTACGATAAAAGGAATAGAAGACGGGCTGAATAGGTGTTTACCCATTTTGTTTCTGGCAGAGGTCTTGTGTGACGGGGAGTGGAGTGCCGTTTTTGAGGGGAGAACGTCTATCAATGAGTGCGTCTTTAATGAGGATATCTGCACGATTCAGCTGAAAATCACCCCGAACGATGCGTATCAATGTATCTCTGATAACGACAAAGAAATAAACATTTTATCTGGCACAACTAAGGTTCAATTAAATTGGTTCAATTCACAGATATACGAGTTCTTATTATGCCCGAATAATTGTGGGCCCCCGTTATGTAATGGCGAGTCCATAGGCATAACAGACGGATGGAGAGAGGGCTTTAGAAATTGCACAGACGAGGTCGAGGGTACTGGTGTATCAAGAGTCGTGGAAACTTCGCTCGGCTCTATTACTCCGTATTCCAAAATTCAAGGTGACTACTTTGTTTATTATAACGACACGGTGGGCGTAGAGGCCTTTCAAATTTACGATTACGGAGCAGATTCTCTAACTACGATACTGGCCACGCCACAAGACGTCAGACCTTACGCAATAGATGGTGATTATGTGGGGTTGTATAGCAGACAAACCAATACCGTTTATGTCTATGAAATATCCACGGCTACATTAACCACGGTAAGAACTAGTGTGACCAATATGGGGAACGATGATATGGATATTAGTGGAGATTATTTACTCTATCAAGATAGGGCCTTGAATGAGGTTGCTCTCTATCAGATATCTACTGCCACAGAGATTATAATAGAAACGGCCAACGATGTAGAGCAAGTATTTATAGACGGGGATTATTGTGTTTATTATCTTACAAGTCCGAACCCAGATACGCTAAAGGTTTATGATATTGCTGGAGCCACGTTGACGGGTGTATCAGTGTCAAATGGAATAACGAATATTGGATTGTCTGGGATTCATTTATTTTGGGCAGAACCAAGCGGTGGGGGTACTGATTTGAATCACTTGCAACTAGATGTTATGGCTACCACGTTGATTGTTAATGGTACGCTATCAAACATAGATAGTGCCGACGACTCAGTCATTTGGATAAGTGGGCAAGATATCTTTTTGTGGCAGTTTTCAATTGGTTCTTCTACGCTGTCTAGTGGCTTGGGTGCGTCTAGGGATATTATCAGCGGAAACATCAACTGTGGCAATGTCTATTTTCACGAGTTTGCCAGTACGGTAACACCTCATTTTAACCATCATTATTGGTACGATATATCCACGGCCACATTGACTCAAATGTTTACGGCATCAAGCGGATTAGTCGCAGTTCCTTTTGGTAGTATCGCGGTGCTACAATATTCTATTATCTACACCGATGATTCTGGGGCAAATGAACTGAAAGAATATGTCTTCGGAACAGGAGTTCAAGTAATCAACTCCAATGTTTCTTCAGGGTACACCACGTTTGGAAATGACTGCCTTTCATTGGGTTACCAAGACGATGCCAACAATAAGGTATATTACTATCGAGGCGCAATAAAAAATACCTCTAAAATGTTGATAGCATATCGGGAGACAACAACGGCACCTTGTGTCGGAGGTGTGCCCGAGGCACCAACGGGTTTAGGGTGGCAATTATACCAAGATAATTGTGCCTTTGCTAGTGAGTCGATATGGGTTAGATATCCAGCCGTAGACATTACGATTGTGACTGGCGATTGTGTAACGCCTCCGAGCCTTACGAGTGCTTGGTACTTAATTGGTTGCCAAGTTTTTCCAACAGAAACGGTAGGTTATTGGTACAATCTCGGAGTGATAGATTCTTACACTAGATTCAGAAGATTAGACGATGTAATTGATAAAATGGCAACGACGATTTGCCCACAAATTGTAGGCATCAAAAGTGACTTCTTTCAAATTAACCCAGACACGCCATCGGCCACTGATATCGTTACTGGAGACCCTATAAGAGTGAATCATTTGCTGATAGCACAGAAGTCAGACATTAAACGGCCAAACAGTACAGAACCAGCCTCAAGGGGAGACATCAAGCTAGTAGAACTCCTAGACTCTTTAAAGTCAATGTTTCAAGTTTACTGGTTCATCGACGTAAATAATTACCTACGAATAGAGCATATTACATTTTTCAGAGATACGCTGGGGCTAGACTTAACGGCCTCCCAGTATGAGCCGTATCTGAACGGTATAAATTCGTACAAATATGACGTCAGTCAGCTACAAAAATCTGACAAATTTACTTGGATGGAGGCTGGAAATATAGACTTTATTGGCAAGGACATTCTGTATACCGAATCAGACGGAACGAGAAACCTATGTGTGGGAACAAACGAAGTGGACAACCTAGCTGACAGAATAACAACAGACGTTCCATATATTCGGGAACTGGTTGAACTTTTAACGGTAGAGAATGAAATAGACGATGACGGCTTTGTTATTTGTGCCTCTTTGCAACTAACTCCACTAGAATATAACGTCTACTTAGATGTTGGAAAATTAAGCGGTACAGAACTGGCGAATAACAAACTATCTTGGGCAAACCTACATCACGATTATTGGGTTTATGAAAGACCAGCAAGTAAAGGATTTCTAAACGGAGTCTACACGAACTTCGTAACCGTAAAGAGAACAAAACTGCAAGACGAATTTAAGGTTCCATTCTGTTGTGATGATTTGCTTAATTTTGACCCTAGCAAACTTATCAAAACAAACTACGGGAATGGCGTGGTCGTATCGGCAACCTATTCTTCGGAGACAGACCTTATAACCCTTCAATTGATATACTAATGATATCCCAGCCATTGACATTTTACACAGACGCAACCGAGGTAGATTACTTGAAACCTTTATGTAAAGACGAATGCGTCTACGAGTTGAATGCCCCGAACGACAGTCTGTTGCCATTTATTATAAAGAGGCAGAGCATTCCCGACCCTATAAATTATTTTAGAATTCAATGTTTTGACGGCTCTGGATTGGTAAATATAGACCCCACCAAAATCGTTATTGCTCACTCGAATATAATAGACGGGATAGCGTATGATTATTTGGTTTATGATGGGCAAGACATAGGCATAACCATAGACTGCGGTCAACACCAAGCGGTGATAAATGATTCGGTAAACACTTGGTATTCAGAGATATTTACGGTAGGGGATTGGAGTGCTGGGAACTCTCCGTATGTTAGGGTAGATTATTTTAACGATTGTGCCTTAGAGGGCGTACCATACGATGCCATACCCTCTTTTAATTTTTACTTCTTTTTAAATCAAGGTGTGACTTGGGGGTTACCACAAGTTAGCCAAGAGATACAATCGGAAACAGACAACTTTGGTCGGGAGATACAGACCTCAGTGAAATTTGATACTTTGTGGTTGTTACAGACGGGCTCCATTCCTCTGTATCTTGTGAACGCTTGGGTGTTTTGTGTTCTTCACGAAACGGTGACCTTTACCGAAGAAAATAACGGCAAAGTGGTAACGATAACCAACGTGGAACTAACCCACGAACCAGACGACAACGGTTGCACTAATGAAATCGACCTTAGATTTAAAATAGAACCAGACATTGTACAGGGTTCTTGTTGTGATGATATCGCTGAACAATGTGGGGAATGTATAGAAGAATTAACATCGATTCAAATTGTGGATTTTGAACTTGCAATGAATCAGCTATTGGTTGAGGCCTTACCCCCTACCGTTGGAGACATTTATGCGATAGAAAATGATGCCCTTGGTTGCCCTAGTGTAGACTGGTGTAATCATCTAAACGAACTCGCTACTTGGAACGGTGTTGACTGGGATTACAGTTCCCCAGCTGAAGGGGATATCGCTTGGAAGAGCCCCAACTTTTATTGGTTCACCTCGTCTGTGTGGACTCTTATTCCAAACATTACAACGGTCACCTCTATTGGTATTAACTCTTGGAATGTTATTGGAGACGCTCACCCTTGCTATTTTGTTCGGATGGAATTTTCTTATGATGGGGGTACGACTTGGCCTACGATTGCTGGATATTTTACTGCTTCTGAATTTTCAGCTGGTGTAGATATTGCCTCGGTGGCGGTTCCAACTCACACTAGAGCCGTGATGTTCAATTATAACTGCCCCTCTATTACTTCAAAGTCGGCATCACTCCCATAGTCAAAAGCGAAATCCTCGGTTTTAAGCGGTTCTTTATTTGAAGACGATGCCATACTATACACGACATCAATAAACGCCTTAAACGGTACGCCTACATCCGATATTGAGGCGCCCAAGAAACAAGGCTCAACGCTGGGGGAGTAGAAAATGTAGCCTTTCGTTTCTTAAAATGCGATTAAATCATTACCCTAATTAACGGGGTGTCGTACATTTGGCACAAATGAAAGAGACTTATTAAAAGATAGATTATGGCTTTACCAACTTGCCCAACGGGATGCGCTGCCGAATTACCTATAGTCAGTTTTGACGAGTGTAATCCAGAGGTGTGCGATGCACAAATATCCAAAGTATATATGACCAATGTCGGCAACCCATTAACCGACTGGACTGACCCAGTAGAGTGGGGAACAAGACTGTCTAATTCGGCTGTCGCGGCCGACGCGATTAGAACCTTAAATGTTGTGGGTTCTAAAGACAAGCCCTCGAGCAACATCAAAGAGATTTCGCTGAAACGAAAAGTAATAGGCCAGAAAGACCATACGGTCAATTTGAAGGTTGACGAATGCTCGGATTTAAACCACGAGGCCGTTCGACAATTAGAATGTGGCGGTAACTACCTTTTCTGGTACGAAACTCTAGGAGGGAAAATGTTCGGCAGTACAGACGGGATAACTGCATTCATTGAATTGGATATGATTATTCCAGAAAGTTCTGACGAGATAATTACCTACGATGGTACATTGACTTGGAAAGCGAAATTCACAGAAGAAAGAATCGATTCTCCTATCTAATAGGGGATGACTAAAATTAAGCGAAATGGCAGATTTCATAGATTGTGACAATTCCGCAGTACCTTTAGAGCAACTACTCCAAAGCCTATTTACCACCGATGCTGGAGGCAACGTAGGAATTCGGGTAGTGCTAGGAACTGATTCTGGAACCCCAGCCGTGGATTGTGATAATTCAGCGGTAATGACTGCAGAGAACCTAACGAGGCTCAGTATTGAATCAACCGCGAACGGCCCAGCCCTTCGTCTGCTTCAATAACATTTGTAAACATCAAGAAAGCCATACCCGTTGTGGTGTGGCTTTTTTATAAACGATAAAAAATGGCTCTAGTACCTTTAACGTGCGACCAAGGAGAACAGTCTACCGAGCAGATAATGAGGCAGACATTCCTTTTTGACAATGTCACAGGCCAATACGTTATCCGAACGGATGCCGTTAGTGGAGGCGGTGGCGCAACCACACCAACAACGGGAACTCTGACACAACCAGCAATGACCACGGTGTCGGCCTCTATCTTGTCCTCTGGGGCGTATCTATCAGCCCTTATTACAAACAATACAGACGAAGAGGTTTTTATTGGGCTTGGTTTTGTGCCAACGATTACGGCATATAGCCTAGCTCTTGGTACGGGCGAAACATACGTTATTGAAGTCGGAGAATTTGGAGGAGATATCAACGGCATAACTGCCTCAAACCCGACAACTGGAGACTTGAACGTAACCTCATTAACCGCTTAGATATGCAGATAATTCGAAAATCAGCTAAAAGCTACCAAGTAGGGCCAGCCAATCAACACATTCAAGGCAGTCGGCCTGACGGCAGTTTCACGAACTCGCCTTTGAGGTGGTCTGGGAATAACATTATTTTTATCAACCCAACCAACGGGAATAATTCGAATGGCACCGTTGAGTTTGGTGGAAACACCAACAGATTCGTTAAGATGTGGGGTAACAATCTGAATCTTGGGGGGACTTGCTCATTCGCTGGTTCCTATGGCATAACCGCCACAATAGGCACAGGAGTGGGCCAGTCCCCCCAAGATTCAGATTGTTACCCCACATCTTAACGAA